ATGAAATTTTAGACAATGTGATGAGTTTTGATGGTGAGCCTTTGGATGATCATGATCGGGAAGTTATTCGTGCTTACTTAAAAGGAAGATTCGGAAAATAATTTAAAGGTTGTGCTATATGAAAAGTATCAAAGAGTTGGTGGAAGAATATGAAGTAGAGTTAGTTTTTGCTCCAATAAATAAGCGCGCGTGTTATGAGTCGGTCAAAAGGATAATTTTCGTAAATCAAAATTTATCTATCGAAGAACAAGAAGAAGCTATATTCCATGAGTTTAAACATGTGGTTTCCCATTCGGATTACATGGAGTTATATAAAATCCCTTCTTTTAGAAATAAAATGGAAGCTGAGGCAGATCATCATATGTTTAAATGCCTTATTGAAAAACATGACGGGCAATTTAATTATTCTAACGTGATTACTCATTACAATTTAAAGATGGGACAGGAAAATTATTTAAAATAAAAAAGCTTGCTATTTAGAGAGTGAGAGAATTTCATTGAAGATAAATCAAAAAATCTATAATTACTCTATTGTTGTTTTAGCATTAATTTCAATCGCTTTAGTTATTTTTGATTTTTCAAATGTCATTAATATTAGTAATCCACCGTTTAACATTATTGATAATTTTATCTTAATCACATTTACAATTGACTACATTGTTAGATTCATTATTTCAAAAAATAAAATCAAATTTTTTAAAGAAAATATTTTTGATCTGATTGCGATAATTCCTTTTGATGCTATTTTTTCTTTCTTTAGAGTCGCTAGGTTGTTTCGTATAGCTAAAATAGCTAGACTTGCAAAGCTAACAAGAGCGATAGGTGTGGTTGGGAAATTAACAAGAAACACTAAATCATTTTTAAATACTAATGGATTTTTAAACGTAATTTATTTAAGTTCAGTTCTTATTGTTATTTCAGCAATGATTTACTCATATGCAGAAAACGTCCCGTACATTGATGCATTTTGGTGGGCTTTAGTCACCACAACAACTGTTGGTTATGGCGATATTTCACCAACTACGCCATTAGGTAGAGTTGCAGCAATCATTTTAATGATTTTAGGAATTGGATTTATTGGTATGCTTACTTCGACTATTACAGAATATTTTAATAAAAGTAAGAATGAAGAAGATGAATCAAATGATAAAATTGAATTACTTATTAATAAAATTGATCAATTAGAAAGTACGATTGAACAACTAAAAGAGGAAATAAAAAAATAACGCACCCTCCGACCAAGAAGTTGTGCGTTAAAAATAGAACCAAAATAGGCTTATTTTGTTACGCCTATTTTACCAAAAATAATGAGGTGAAACAATGGCAAATGAAATAAAACAAGTAGCGTTATACATACGTGTGTCTACAGATCAACAAGCTAAACATGGTGATAGTTTGGATGAACAACAACACACTTTAAATGAATACGTAAGACAACAAGGAAATATGAGAGTATTCAAAACTTATATAGATGATGGCATTTCAGGTCAGAAACTATATCGTGATGAATTCCAAAAATTATTAGATGATGTTAAAAAAGGAAGAATCGATACGATCTTATTTACAAAATTAGATAGATGGTTTAGAAATTTACGTCATTATTTAAATATTCAAGAAATACTAGACAAAAACAATGTTACTTGGTTAGCCGTTACACAACCTTTCTTTAACACAGAAACGGCAATGGGTCGTTCATTTGTAAATCAATCAATGGGTTTTGCTGAGCTTGAAGCACAGATGACTTCTGAAAGAATACGTGCTGTTTTTGATAACAAAATACGAAAAGGTGAAGTCGTTAGTGGAAAAGTTCCCCTTGGCTACGAAATCAAAGACAAACATCTTGTTCCAAATGAAAAAGCTGAAATAGTAAAAGAAATTTTCCAGTACTATTTAGAAACTGGTAGCATGCGTGCCACCGTTAGACATTTAGAAAATCATTTCAGCATGACAAGAGATTATCAAAGCGTTCGGCAAATGCTTACTAATAGAAAATACATTGGTGAATTACGAGATAATAAAAATTTTTGTGAACCTATTATTGATCGTGACGTATTCGAAAGAGTACAATTACAACTTTCAAAAAATATTCGTATGAATAAAAAACGCGACTATATGTTTACTGGATTATTAGTTTGTAGTGAATGTGGTTGTAATTATTCCGCCACGGCGGTTATCAGCCGATATGTACGCAAAGACGGTACGATAAACCCGAATGAAAGACATTTATATAGATGCACCAAAAATCGCAATAACGCAAAAAAATGTGCTAATAAAAAAGGTATATATGAAACTACACTAGAAAATTTCCTTCTGGAAAATATTGAAAAACAAGCAGAAGAGCTGTCTGTAAAAATGCAACAAGAACCCGAAGTAAAAAAAACTAAGAATACTAACGATAAAATAAAAAAGAAAATAGATAGACTAAAAAAAGCTTATCTCAACGAGGTTATAACATTAGAGGAATATAAAAAAGACAGAAAAGAATTAGAAGCACTTTTAATTCCTGAAATGGATAATAAAATTGCTAAAATTGATTTGAACTCACTGCATAACTACTCTACTGCTGAATTTAGAGATGGATATAAACAGCTAACTATTTCGGAAAAAAGTTCTTTATGGCGGCAAGTGATTAAAAATATTGTGGTTTATCCAGATGGAAATTTGAAAATAAATTTTTTAGGATATTGATTTTATTTGCACTAATAAATACTAACCAGATGGATGATATATTTTAGTGCAAACAAAAAAGCTCTACTTCCCGTAACTGAGAAGCAGAGCTTTTGCGTTTTTAATTATTCTATCCACTCATCATTGAAATATTCGTCCACAAATTCATCTATCGTTTCGCAGTGTTCTTGTTCTTCCTCGAATGGATTTTCTTCTATCACATATTCTTCACTCCATTTCGTGAAATTATGAATCTGGATATGTCTTATATCGTAAAAATCTACTTCATTTTCTCCAATCAACACGACGTCAAATTCTGCCATCCCACGGAAAACACCAAAAACATGTGGTTTTACACGATCATATTCATCTAATGAGTTCAGCTGAATTTCTAGTACCTTATTTTGCTTAATAGAGCGATCTAAAAAATATTCTATTTGCTGTTGGGATTGTTGGGGTAATCGCTTGATGTTTCGAGCGTGGTATTCGTCTGTGTTTTTAATTGCTTCTGTTAATTCACCCAATGGAAAAGCTGTGGGCCACTTTAATTCGAATGGCCTGTCAACATAATCGTTGTAAGGTTTAAACTCTTTTTTAGTTCGTCTCACCATCTGATACACTCTCCTATCAGAAATATTATACGAACGTTTGTTCTATTTTTCAACAAAAAAATATTAACATAACAAAAAAACACCTATCTCTCATAAGAAAAGAGGTAGGTGTTTAACTATGGACCATACAGGACTCGAACCTGTGACCGAACGGTTATGAGCCGTTTGCTCTAACCAACTGAGCTAATGGTCCTGAAAAAACGCTCTGCCTTTAAAGCAGAGCGTTTCGAATACAAATTAAGTAACATATCAATGATACTCTAAGCAAAACATTCATCTTCTAAGATATCAATATATTTTTTCCTAAATGTTCTGGATTTAAACCATCGATCTGTTTTAGTTTCTTGCTTAACTTTATTTTCTGAGATAGCGAATTCAAGCTGGTGTTTAACTACTTCTACTAACATAACTAAGGCTAAGTCGTATCTTAGCAATAATTGCTTACAGACAAATAGTATGAACCTTTTATCATCTCTACCTTCCCATGCAATCTTTACATGTACTTTAAATATAAAAAACATTACTAACAAAGAGAAAATATAATTTAATTTAATTCGCTCTTGTTTGAACATTAAATGTGTTTTTCTGGTAAGAACAAATAGATAGATTAAAATCGATAAAAATAAAACTACATAGAATTCCATCAAAATCTACTCCCTTCTATCTCTTCTTATCTTCATTTTCTAAAACAAATTCTTTTGTCTCTCTGTTCATTTTAACATTCCGATCACGATTTGCAAACTTTTTTTTCTTATTATCTTTTTCAATTTTTAGAGCAGTGTGTCTTTTCATTTCTTTTATAGAAGGCGCTTTATAATCTTCATCGTCTTTTAAAGCAAAGTAACCCGCTATAGGTGAACTACAAAAAACTACAACCCTAGATAAAAATGTCAATATACTTTCTACTATATCCCATTTTAAGCTGTTGCTTATCAAAAAACAAATAAAAAGAGCTGTGCCCAGCCATGCATAAGTATTTAATATTTTTGCTCTTCTCTTTAATCCTGCTTCACTTTTTGGATCTACCGAATAAAAAGCTAAGGCGTTTGAAATATAATATGTAGCTGATGAAATAAGTAGACCACTAATACTAACTGCAGTAAATGAATTAACTGCTAAGGAAACACCTGATATTATTGTTAATATAATTTTCCCATTGCTCACGCTTAACTCGTCATATTTGAAATTACTCAACACCATCCACTCCCAATCATCGCTAGATAAAAGCATATCATGTTGGAAAGATTACTTCAATACTTTTTTAAGAGAAGAGCCGCCTTGGGGAAGGCGACTCAAGAGAAATTTAATAAGTGTAAGTTTATTCTAAACTAAGGACTAAAGAAAGACAAGTCTTTTAATATCCAGTACCCCAAGTATTGTCTGGGTTGCCGTCGTTTGGACCAACAGGAATGTAAATTCTAGTTCCGTTTGAATCAGAACCACCTAGCCAAACATAGCCATCTGCCACGTGAACGGAATCATATCTAAATTGAGACCCCTTCGGCCATACTCCGTAAATTGGCGCGTACAAACTAGGTGATCCAGTACGCAACACAATGCCTTCATTTACACCAATAGTGAATGTTTTAGCTGGTGCTGGTTTACTGTTTTTCCAAAGCTCCGCAATATCACCATCGTTCGCATAACCTAGTAATTTACCGCTATTTTCAACACGATATAGATTTTTACGGCCATTTAGTTTTTGTGTAATGGTTCCAACTTGTGTCCACAGTGTATCTGCGTTGACATGCTGTGCAATTGGTGCGTCTGGATTTTTATATATAGTAGTGAATCGGATATTTTGTCCTACTTTATATTTGGGTTTATTAGGCTTGCCAGGGTTTACAATAACATCCGAGCCATCTTCTGGCAATCCAGTTTGTAAATCTTGTGCAAACTGTGCCTTACTAATCCCCCAAGATGCCAAATAGCCGTAAGGATCTGTGTGATTTCCACCTAAATTGTTTGTCACCCACAAATGAGTTTTTATGCCGTAACCTGTCGGATCGTCTAAATCAAACGTCACATTAATTTGACGTGCTAAATCACGTAATAAGTTAACGTAAGCTGCATAGTCTTTCTTAAACATAGCTTTATTTGAAGTATTGGCTAATTCGACTTGTGCATAAGCATAAGGGTTTGCATCTCCTGCGCCCCAAGCTATACGACCGTTTTCCGCTACCTGAAGCACACGGCCCCCTCCACCTACAACATATTGCGTAAACGCTTCTTGTCGTTGCCAGTTGTTAAGCATGTTATTGGCTTCGTTTTCTACACCAGCGTCCATATTTGCAGTATCGTGCGCAATGATGTATCGGTTAATAGTCATTGGCCAACCTGCGTTAATATTTCCACGGGTTTCGACTTGGTACGCATCCACATTGATTGTAGGCATAAAAAATAGAGCGACTAGCGCTCCAACTAAAATTTTCTTTTTCATTCGTTTACTCCTTGTCTTTTAAATTATATGCTGATACACCTGTTACTACTCCTAAAAAAGTTGCAATGGCATTGATAGTTAAAACAGCCATATCTGTTTGTTGCCAACCATAGGCTTTGCCTAACGTTGCTACTAAAACAGAACTAGCAGGAAGTACAGTGAGTACTCCCCATTTGATGATTTTGTAATACTTGTCTGGTAGTATCATTTTCAAATTCCTCCTAAGTATTTCGTGATTAAGTAAACAGCAACAGAAACCCCAATTCCTGCAATTGTTCGCCACGTCCACTTTTGATTCTCTTTAATTTCCGCAATATCGCCTTCATTGTTTTTGGCCATTGAGAGTGCTATGTCTGCTTTCTCTCTTAATTGTTCATGATTATCCAACTTTGTCTCAATTCGTGCCAAACGATCGACGATTTCAATTAAAGGCTCATCTTTCAAGTTATCGTCTCCATCCCTTTAACAAAAAACCGCCTAGCTTTTGCTAAACGGTTTTCCTGTCATTTTAGTAAATTCCTCTTCTGTAATACAACTAGGCACAAATTCTGATACTTGTTCAGGCGTGAAAAAGCCCCAGTCGTACATCAGTTTAATGTCATCATATGAATACATTATTTTGCACCTCCGATTTGCTCTTTAATCGCATCAATTTCTTTAGTATTTTGAAGCGACGTAAGCATAGTCTTAGAATTGATTTGTGCAAGCAATTCTGCTTTAGCAGTTAGTTTTTCATTTGCTTGTTTTAACTCGCTATTTGAAACTTCTAAGCTATTCGCAAGATTTTCTAATAAGTTTAATTTTTTAGAATAATCTTGCGTGACTGCTTCTTCCCATTTTTGTTCTGAAAAATTAAAGAATTGTGACTGTTCATTGGCCAAACCTCCAAGCGGTTCAATCTCTACAAAAGGTAAAGACGTTGGAAAATTATCCTCCACTTCGTGTTTTTCAAACCCCATTGGATATAATACTTTGTATATTACTTTCATTTGTAATTTCCTCCTTATACTGGCCACGCATCTGGTGTTATCCACATTCCTGACACGTAAGAACTTCCGTTACCAGACTTTACTTGCACAACACTTGATTGATCAATATAAGCACGGGCATCGGCTGGTTGATTTGCGTTCCTAACAAGCGAAAGTGCTGTCTGTGCAGGATACCCTTGATCACGTTTATAACCTTTCGGAATAGTAATGATCCAACGTGTTTCAGTTCCTGTAGGCCAATTATCACATTTAAAGTTAAAGGTTAAAAAAACTATATTTCCAATTCGAGTCAATTTTCCGTTTACATCAGTGATATTTGTTGTATCTTTTCTATCAGCCATTGTTATTGCACGCTCAATCATGCCAGCTTGGACAGTTAACCCTTTAAACTGTAAACCATCTTGAAAATTCTTTGTTCCTAAAATTGTTTCATTTCCAGTCGCTTTAACAAGTTTTCCGTCAATTCCATCCAACCCATCAACGTGTGTTTTCATATATTTCGCATTACCATTTTCTTTTAACTGAACGATATCCGCCATTATGCGTCACCTACCTTTTCAAATGTAAAAACTGGTAATGCATCCAGTTTTTCCTTATCCATTTTAGACATTAAACCATCTTTTTCAGCAGTAGCATTGCCAGGAAGTGTTGGAATGATGGTTGTGTCAGGCAACGCTTTTACATCTGAAGCAGTTAAAGCAACTTCACCTGTATGACCATTTACAGACGAAACAGTCCCTGCTCCAGTACCACTAATCTTTCCATCAACAAATTCATTCAATCCAACAACGCCAGCTGTACTAGTCTGTACATCAATAGCTACGCCATCTTTTTTCACTACGTATAAATCAGGCATTTAATTCTTCATCTCCTTTTACTTTTTCAAACTCAACACCAGAACCACCTAGTTTTCCAGCTTCATAATCGGCTAGGATTTTTACCATTTTGTCATACTCCTGTTTCGAAATCATAATCCCATCGATAGGTAAATCTAAGTCTGCACGCGTAATAATTACTGCGCCTGTATGTCCATTTACTGAAGATACTTTTGAATTACCAGCCATTATCTCTGTTAATCCAATGATTGCCGATACGTGTGTCATAGGAAAAAACTGACGTTTAATACCATTTTCATCAGTTTCCATCATTCTTTTAGCATCAACCATTGTCTACACCTTCAATCGTAAAAACAATTTGTTTCGGATCATCAATTGTCGCTATAATTAGCGCCCCTTCTTCAATTGGGTAATTGATTGTTCCTACCACTTCAACTTCATGATTCTTAGAAAATGAATTATCCTCTAAAATTTCTAGCGTGTTTATATTACCGTATTTGATGGTGTATAGCCGTTCCTCTAACCGATGATACAAATAATCCATATCAGCCAATAAACGCTCTGAAAGTGAATTGTGGCGCACTCCTTGTATATCTACACGTGCATCCATTAATTCGGCTAGCATTGTTCCGCCTGGATCAACAGTTTTTAAAATATCTTTGATTGATTCGAACCATTTTAGATAATCTGTTTCTTGGCCGTTCCGCCAAGCTTCAAATGTATCTTGTTGATGTTTGCGCCACTTTTCAAACTCTTCTTTTCTAGCGTTCATCCATGCTGTGAAGTCGCCTTTGTTTTCATTGATAAAAGCGGTCATGTCTGCAATTAAATCTTCTATTGATTGCCAATACGAACCCATTTCACCTTCTGTTTTTGAAACAGCATTCACAACAAAGTAAGAAAAGTTTTGCGTTGCACCAATCAGGTTATCACCTTTATGAATACTGAAATATGCTTCTTGTCTGTGTAACGACTGCATAGAATATTCATCAAAGGTATACTGAATAATCCCTTTTTTGGCATTCACAATTTTTGCTGCTCGTTGAATCGGATATTTGTTATCAATAACTGATTCAAAAAAAACTTCGCAACCTGTTAAATCAAGTGGCAAAGCATTTTCAACTAATATAGCTTCTAAAACTTCGGTATTTCGGTTCCCTTGCCGAACATTTTGTATACCAATGTAATTATAAGGTTCCGTGGTGCTTAGTGTCGCTTGCCATTTAACCATTTATTTGCTCCTTTCTAAAAATTAATAACATCACGCGGATTTATTCGCTGCCACTGTCCACCTTTCCATACTTCAAAGTGAAGGTGAACGCCAGAAGCTAATCCAGTTGCTCCCATGATTCCGACACGTGAATTAGTTGTTACTTTGTCGCCTACTGACAAATCAACAGAATCTAAGTGACCGTAATAGGTCCAGTAGCCATCATCGTGCTTAATCACTACATAATTTCCCCCTGTTCCGTCATAAGTAACAGTTTCTACTGTACCTGAGCGAGCAACATAAACAGGTGGCATACTTCCAGCAGGCATCGATGCAATATCAATACCACCATGAATCACATTTGTTCCCCAGCCAATCTCATCCCATTCTTGAGTGATAGTGTAGCTAGAACGTACAGGATTAACCCACTTGTTAGTCCCTGGTTTTAAATTGTGGAGCAAATCATACCAATATTGAGCTAATGGAATACGTTCAGGATGTGTGACCGCTGGGCGTTCAAAGTTCGCTTCAAATGCCATCGTTGCCGTGCCAATATCTGTTAGTGCTTTGAACTCTGCAACGGAATATGGATAAGCCGCGGAAGGAATATATTGGCCATTATGCATATGCCAATCAAGCAACTTCAACTGTGTGGTAATATTTCGATAGTCTCCACTTATTCCAGCTTGACCTAGCAAACGTTGCACATAAGCACGTCCGCTTTCACCTGCGATTGGCGACGTCCATTGAACTAGACCATAACCAGGACCTCCGCCGCCTTCATCGATATCGGGCATAATTCCAGATTCTTGATCCATGTTCCCTAAAATCCCAGCGGCTGCTTGTTCGCTGTATCCTTTTGATTTTAAGAACTGCCAAACTGCCCAAGCGTTTTTCTCTTTTTCGGTTGTTAGTTCTGGTGGAACGTCACCATCGTTACCACCTGATCCATCCCCAGGAATAACTTCCTTACCGCCGACATATAACTTATCAAATTTAGCGATAGTTCCTGTTAAAATACCGCTAATATCCATTTCACTTTTGAGTGTAGTTTTTCCAGAAATACTGAACTTACCTTCATGCGACCAACTAGCATAACTATTCACTTTCTTATTATCTGGATGAGCATCTGCTGGTATTTGAATAATTGGTACTGATTGTACATCATTATTTTTGCTAATCGTATTGATTGAAAAAATGTAACCAGGTTTTTGTCTAACAGCGAATCCATTTGCTTTTTTTCCGCTTCCATCATACGTGGCCTTAATATCACCAAACAATTCGCCGTGAACATCATTTAGGCCAGTGCTTACTCTCTTTCTCTCGAAAGAAACTTTGCCACCTTCCATAACAACTTGGAAATCTTTATCATCTAATGTTTTTAGAGCCACACCCTGTACTAAGATTCCTGTTAAAATACCTGCAGTAATAAAATTTGCAACAATTGAGCCATCTTGAGTAATAGCTGTTTCAAACGGGCCATTTACTCCGTTGTTCGAATATCCGAGACCTCCTAGATTCCAACGCCATACTTTTTTTGCATCATTTGCATTTGGTCTGTCCATGATTAAAATTTCTTCTGGTGCATCTTTAGGACGAAAACGAACATAGCCACCTTTTGTTCCTGTTATCCACTGGGTAGCATTCACTATTGCGTTTTGCAAATCTTCGCTTTTGACTTCCAGTTTTTTAGTTATTTGATTAACTGCGGTATTTACTGAATCTGTGTAAGATTTTATTTCGTTTCCTAACACGATATTTTTATACTTACCTAAAGTAGGAAGCCACGTACATTCTGTTACTCGTTCTTTAACCCCAGTTATACCGTTATATTCAATATCACAATAAACAGTATCTCCGAAATTCAACTTCATCATCTTGCCGTAAAGTTTTTGGTACTCAATCGTATTTTCCAAAGTAACCATATTAATTTCATGAGTGACTTTTGGTTCATGTATTCGCTCTTTATCAAAGAGTGATTGACCCCACTTCTTCAATTCCTCTACAGTTTTACATTCACTATTCGTTCTGCTCGTAATACGTCTATTTTCATCGTTTACTCCCTTTGTTTCCAAAAAGGCAAATGTTACTGGCTCTTGATCTTCGTTATAGTTAACATCATCAGGTGTCCCGCCAATTAAATAGAGACTGTTGAAAACATTTAAGTCATCAACAGTCTCTTTTATTGATTCTAAATTCACACCTAAGTCTATCCTAAAACCGTTATCCTCACCAATTCTATCTTTTAACATTAGTCTGTAATTATCCATATCTAACTCGCCAGAAGTAACTCCTGTTAGATTCTCATTGCCGTTATTTTGCCCAATAATTGCAGATATTGGATTTACTTCTTTTGCAGTAAACTGATGCCGCGTATTGATATTACTTTCATAGATAAATGGTTGTTTAAACGCTAAATTGGATTTTAGATTTTCCATAATCTGCTTACCAGTGCCGTTTGCCGTATATGCCATTTGGATAAAATTTCGGTTGGCTTCATAACCAATGTGTAGAGCCTTAATAGAAATAGAATGTAGATTCTTATCAACTGATTTGATTCTAAAATATTGCCATGATCCGTCCGATACCATCGCTTTCAAATAATATCCTTTTTTTATTTGGTTATTATTTTTCCCTACTAACGAATAATTTCCGTAAAACGAATATTCGCTATTTAATGAACGAGTAATTTCTGGAGCATCTGCCCAATCTAAAAGAGAAACCCCATTTTCGGATAAGTCAATTGGCACTTTTTCATAAATATAAATTGGATTGATCAAAAAAATACACTCCTTATCTTCATTCTTATACTAGCGATATTTCCTGTTACCATTATTTTATTTTTACCTGGTAGCATTTTTATCCAACTGCCTTTCGTTCGCTGAATACGTCCATCTTGCGTACAAACAGCCATCTCGTTGTCTAATGACAGCAAACCAGCATTTGTATCTAATATGGTTAACGTGTTCTTACCACAATTAATTTCAATATCGCCACCATTGGAATGGATTTCAATTAACGGTTGAGAAACCTCATCGCCATGGTTTATTACAGTATTTTCACCCTTATTTAGATTTATGAAAGGTTCGTTTACTTTTCTTTTTAGAGGTTCACAACGAAAAGTTATTTCAAATGAATAAAAAGTTCCCCATTCGTTGACGTATTCAACTTCATTGTTAATATTACACACTGCATTAACATACACATTCACATTGTTATGAGTGATTAATTCAGATTGTCCGCTAAGCCATCGTTTCACTTCTGGCAAACGTTCATAACTAACGCTGACATCTTTAATTTTTAAATCAAATGGTTCATAATCACCAAACCATTCGTTTAGCACTCTACTACTGCCAATAACAGTGATTTCGTTATATCTTGGTTTAGCGACAATTTCAGGTAATTCAGACTCAATAATTAAGCCGTAATCTAAAAGAGCATTTGCTCCTTTCCATACAAAATTAGGCGTATATCTATCCATTTTTACACATCTCCTGTCGCTAAATTATTCCAGACATTCGCTTGAAACATTTTTCTATTCAAACGGTTGATTTCGCTTGGATTATTTGCATCTACTTGACCGATTGTCACATAGTTATTAACGGTAGAGTTACCTTTTAACGCACCGCCAATTCCACGAGCTTTTTCGTCTTGTGAAAGTGGTGTGACTGTAGTCTTGCCATTTTTGGCTGTTAATAATTCAGGACCAGCTTCGCCAACGATTGCTTGTCCATTGATCATATGACCCCCTTCAGCAAGATATGGAATTTTCGCAATGCTAAAGCCTTTGCCACCAACTCCAGGTACCCATTTTGGTATTTTGATATTGTTTAAACCACCTAAAAAACCATTAATTAGAGTAATCATGGCGTTAATTGGTGCTTTGGCTACTGCAGCGATACCTTCAAAAATTCCGCCAAAAATATCAACAACACCTTGCCACGCTCTTGACCAATCGCCTGTAAACACTCCTGTAACAAAATCTATGATGCCGCCAAAAATTCTTGTAATCGCGTTGACGTAATCACTAATGATTTTTACAGCACCATCCATAGCGCCGCCAATAAAGCCTGTGATGAAATCAAAAGTAGATTTTGTCGTATCTGCTAAAACTTTGAATACACCAACCACTATATCTTTGATCACATTAAAGGATGTATTGATAAAATCTCTAAACCAGCCTACTTTGTTGTAAGCAATCACAATTCCAGCAACAAAAGCAGCTAGTGCAGCAATCACTATTCCAATAGGCGAAGCAATAAAGGCAATAACTGGAATCAAACTACTAATGGAACTAGCAAGTGTTCCTAAAACCACTAAGACTGGTCCAATAGCAGCGACTACTGCAGCTATTTTTAATATTGTTTGTTTTTGACTATCGGTCAATCCGTTAAACCATTCAGAAACTTTCTTAATGGCATTCGTTGCCGCTTCAAAAGCAGGAAGAAGTGCAATTTGTACTTGTTCTCCGAGTTCTCCCATTGCAACCTTAAATTGATTTTGTGCAATTTTCGCTTGGCCTATTGGGTCTTGTATAGTATTGAATGTCTCATCTACTGCTCCTTTAGCATTTTTAGCTGAATCGGCAAAACCGTCCATTGACAACGCACCACTGTCAATAGCTTCAACCATTTTAGGCGCGGCTTTAGTACCAAAAACTTCGCTAGCAATGTTTATTTTTTCTTGTTCCGTTGTGGCACTTTGAATGGCTGCTATTGTTCCGCTCAAGCCATCTTGCATAGTTTTATTGTCTTTTGCATAAGCTACACTAGCTTTCCCTAGATAGCTAAGTGTGCTTGCTGAATCTATACCAGATTTTTCCATTTGGCCAATTAATGTCGTTGCTTCCGAGAACTCAAAGCCCATCGCTTTTAGTTGGGGCGCTCCTCTATTTACTGCATCAAATAATTGATCAACGCCAACCCCAGTATCTTGACTAGTTTTTGTAATGCTATCAAGAACCATAGGTATATCCTCTGCAGATAATCTAAACAAGTCTATTGACTTTTTGGCATTTATTGTTGATTGAGATACATCTGCACCATTAATTTCAGCAAATTTAAGCATTCGTTCAGTAGTATCTTCTAATTGCTTATCCATAAATCCAAATTGAGCGTTTACCTCTCCAATACCTGTTGATATGTCTTGCATATCTGCTGGTATCTGACCAGTAACTGTTTTAAAACTACCTTGCAATGATTCCAATTGATCACCAGTTGCTCCTGTTGCTGTAGCAATACTGTCTAAATTTTCATCTAATTCTTTAAACGCAGCAATAGAAGCGGCGCCAATTCCCATGATCGGTGCTGTTAAACCAACAGTCATCTTCTTACCGACAGATTTCATTTTGTCCCCAGCTTTTTCAATTTTAGCTAACTTCTCGGCAGTCTTAACAGACAAGTCACCTTGTTCTTTCAAGGCTTCGTTGGTACTTTCTAATGCAGATCGTAATTTATTTTCACCTGTTTCTGATTCCAACAAGCGTTTGTAAAGCTTTTGTGATTGCTCTGAATACTCCCCAGTTTCTTTAACTGATTTTTCGTATTCCTCACGTAATAATTTGGTTCTTTGTTCAGCTAAAGATAATTGCTTTTCAAGCTTTTTCTTAGTTGCCGTTAATTTTTCTGTTTGTGTTGCATCTTTATCCATAGCGGATACCTGGTTTTTGTACTCGGTAGCCGCTAAGTTCATTTCTTTGTTGATATCTTTGATTGTTCGAGAATAATTGACTTCTCCGTTTGTCTTAAAATTTAAGACAACATCAGATTCTTTCTTTGACACGTTAGCGCTCCTTTCCTACCACCAAGGACTTTTATCCATAGTCACACTTGCAGGTGGTTCAAACTCCGTATTACTCGTTAACCACTGTATGTATGACTTAAGCCACAAGTTCGGTGTTGATTTCAAAAAGAAACCCTCACTCCATCCTAAAAGAGTAAGGGCTACATACAGATAAAACGCCCATGGCGTTCCTACTTCCGTTTGTGTTTTTTCTTTTTGTTTTTCTTTTGTTGCGGAGTTTGATAATCTTGTGGCTTCTTGGATTTTTTTACATCAACATCTTGAAAATTCTGTGCTGCGAATACCTCCATGCAGGCCCCATAAACTTCAACAACCGTAGAATTCATTCCTAAGAATTTAAAAATTGTTTCTGGTGTTTCGTCTAATCCGCCAGTTTTTAACATGCCATAAATTAAAGCACGCATGATTTTTAAATCCGAAGCAGATAATTCTTTTGAAGAGATACGTCCACCACTCTTGTTTAGCATTGCGTTCATATCTTCTTCAAATTTTGAATAGTCGTCATCATAAATATCCGCAATATGCTCCATGGTTTCCATGGTTAACAAGATTGGGAACTGATGACCTTTAATTGTGACAGTTGGTGTGTCTGAAACGACAATCCCATAATCAGCTAACTTTGCCATTATTTACCGCCACCCCCAGGTGTTGATGGAGTTACTAATTTTTTCCATTGTTCTTCATCGTAAATAGGTTGTGCAATGAATTTTTCAAAGTCCCCTTGTTTTGCACTTAATCGGTTAGAATCAAAGCTTGAATACATAACATTGTTATGCTTCAAACCGACTGAAACAAAATTAGCAGTTACATCATCAATTTTTGTTTCGTCTTCTGCAGTAGTATATTCTTCATCAATGACATTTGATAATTGTGTTTTAGGGTACCAAACTACTTTCTTCCCCCCATCTTCAATGTTTCCAATAAATCCAAAGGCGAAATAAGGAAATTCACGCGCCGTATTTTTTCCAAAAGTAACACCAGCCTGGGCAATTAAGCCTTTTAGCTCATCCATCACTTCGATAGGAATTCCCACGTGATCCAATCCAATTTCATGTTTTGTTTCACGGCTCACACGACGAAACATTTTACTTGAAGCCCATTTTTCTAAAGCTGTTCCATTTCCCTTAATACCTAACTTTGTTGCGATTGGTAATCTAATTACTTCACTATAAGTTGGTGCAATCCCAACTTCATCAGGCGTTGCCATCATGGCAATTAAGATGTCATCTAATCCTTCAAAATAATACACATCTTGTTTTCCCAAATTACTCATCCTTCCCATAAATCTAATATTTGTTGTGTCATGATTTTTTCAATCTGATCTTTATTTTGTTCAAACGTACCACTAGCAAAATGCTGGGCTTTTTGATTCTTTGTTCCATTTTCAGCAAATCGCCAGTAAAAGGCAGTTCCTTCAAACGCAACTTGTACTTGGTCATCTTCAATAATGACTTTTACCTGATCAGCCATATGTTTTTTCTTTAATAGTGATTTAGGTATTTTGGGCAGCAACTGCTCTCTATAAAAATTGGCAGCACTCGTTAATGATTCCAACGACAATTTTGTTGGGTCTACTTGTGCAAGAGTACCCAAATAGTCTCCCATATCCGCAAATCCATTATTATTGGCCATTTTCTATACACCTCACATACGTATAAAAATTTGTCACTGTATCATCGTTTTCATCACCCTGAATACCTACAAAATCAGCATAAGGAATACCAGCGTTTTCCAACGCATTTTCTAAATCCGTCAAATCTTTTTCTGTACCTGTTGTATAAAAAGAGATTTGATAGTAGGGCATTCGTCTATGCACTTTAGACGATGCCATTTTTTTACCTTGACTAACATTTGAATAAACAATATATGGATAATCGGTTCCTTTTTCCGCTTTGTCACGTGTTACAGGTACACCTACTGCTTTTAGCGTTGCCCTTAATTTCTCAAAACTAATCGACATAAGCCAAACTCAACTCCATTTCTCGTTTATCCATATCTGTATAAATACGAGTAATTTTATAGGTCACAGAATCGATTCTAACAGCACTAAACTTTTCAGTGATGGATTTATCCAATCTCACTTTAATTCGTCTAACAACGTCCGTTTTCGCTTGCTGTGAAAGATATTTTTCTTGTGCGGTCACACCAATATCTTCGTAGAACAGATTTCTTTTCGATTTATAAACTGTAACTGGCCTATCGTTTAAATCCAGCGCTACTTCAATATTCAACAATTCAGCTTTCCAACGCAGATTATTGGTTTGTCTCTTCGGCATGTTGAATCACTCCTTGAATAATAAATGGTGTGATTGCATTTATTGCCTTATCTAATTCATCTTCTGAAATACGATACTCATAGGCAATTCCTGCAACCATTAAAATCAAGTATTCTTCTTGCCCACCAGTTGCAGTTTTTACATAATTTTTTGCCATATCTAAATAAAAAGAGAGCATAGAAGCATCCATGCCCTCTTCAAAATGAATATGTGCTTTAAATTTTTCTTCTAAAGATAATGTTTCAGCTTCGTTATTCACATTAACCACCTACTGGTTTTGTAATTTCATAACGATAAACAGCTGGCTCGAATGGTGAGTAAACTAATTGGCCATCTAACAAGTTGTAAATTTGGAAACCAACTTGATTTTTTCCAGAGAATTTTTCAACCAATTTTTGAATTTCTAACGCTCCAATAACTTCTTGAATTTTGAAAGCAGAAAAATCACCAAAATATAATACTGGTGTATCTGGTTCACCTTTTTTATCTGCTGCATCGGTCCAATCAACTGGATAACCAACTAATTGATAACCAATACCGCCTTCTGCTTGCGTGAATGGTCGTAACAATGGGAATCCATCATCTGTTTTCATTTTTTCAATAGCAGTTAAAGCTGCACGATTAATAATAAAACGACCTTTTTTCATTACTTCTGTTACTGGTGTATTTTTAAATTCAATCAATGCATCATATAATTTTTGACCAGCACCTGCAGCTGTTAAATCTACAGGTTTTTTAAATGCAACAGCTTTTTTAGCTAAAGCTCCTGGGTTTTCATTTCCTGCATCGTCGCCATTAAACATATAATTAATTTCTTTACGAACATATGCTTTTTTCAATTCTTCTACAACAATATCTTCTACTGGCACACCAGACATTTTTAATAGCTTTTTAGTTACAGTTGCCAATGCATCGAATTCTGATGGATCAAGTAAAATTTCATCAAATTCAATTGCAGTTTCTACAATGTCAGTTTTACGTTCTTTTTTATTTACATTAGCATCTGCTTTTTTAACAAGAATTGGATATTTCACATCACCAGCAGTACGCTTGACTGTTCCGTACTTACGTAATAAATTTTCTTCTTGTGCGTAGGTGATTACTTCGGATGCAATAACTTCTGGTACAGTTACTGAACCATTACCTGCTTCAATACCTAATGAACGTGCTTCTTGCTCTGTAATATTTCCAACAACAAAATTTGCAAATGCTTTACGAATTTCTTTCTCACGTTTTTCTTTAGACAAAGTATTTCGCGCTTGCATACCATTACGGATAGAACCAAGCAATCCATCTCGTTGTTCTTGGCTAATCATTCCTGAACGATTTTCTTCTTCAACTTCAGTAGAACGGCCTTCACCATCTGTATCTGTTGCTGTAGCTGCTGATGTATCACTATTTTCTGAATCATTATTTTCATCACTTGGTTCTTCATCAGTTGATACTTCATCTAGCTCTTCTTTAATACCTTTTAATTCATCAATTAAACCATCAATTTCTTCATTAATTGAATCCAAATCAGCTTCACGTACTTCTCCAGATTCAATTTGACCTCTTAAATCACTTAATCGTTGCTCGTGGCGAGCTTGTAATTGACGCAATAATTTTTTGTTCATGTTTTTTCCTCCTACGCTTCAAGCGCTGTTTTGATTTTTTTAATTAAATTTTTTCTAGTTTTAATATCTTGCTTCATTTCTTGTTTGTTTCTTGATAACGCTGCTTCTGTATCTTCGTAAGCAGGTAACGAAACAATAGAAACTTCATATAATTCGACTTCATTTATGGTTCTTAGTACTGGTTCGGAATTATAATCCCAAGTTTCTTCCGTAGGATAAAACCCAAAACTGCACTGATTGATGTCACCACGTGTCATCGATTGAATCAAATCATTTGCGATTGTTGTGTTTGGCAACTCAACTTCAAATCGTAGTCCCTTATCATCTTCTTCAAGTTTCAAAGTTCCGCTTTTTGTACGCCCTAGTACTTTGCCCCAATCATGATCAAATAAACAACGCACGTCGGAATTTGCTAAAGCACGGCTAAAGGCACCTGGCTTAATTACTTCATTCAGCCCATCCCATAACTCTGTCGGGCTATTAAATACGGCTGCATAGCCAGTAACAATCTGTGTTTGACTATCTTCTTCACTTCTTGTGGTG